CCGCCCGGGCCGGCGAACCATTGCTCCGTCGGCGTGCCGCCGGCGGTCTTCCCGCCGGAGCCGCCGCTTGGCTGGAGGGCAAGATAGCCCTTCAATGCGTCGGCGAGCGACTGCACCGACTGGTTGATCAGACCCAGTGTCGCGAGCTGCTGCTCCATCACGCCCAGCTGCTGGCCGGCGAGATCGGCCTGGGTCTGTGCGTAGGTCGCCGCCTGGCCCAGCACGTCCTGCACGCGCTTCCAATCCGCCGCAAAGGCGGTGCTGCTCGCGTTGTAGGCTTTCGAAATTTGCAGGAACTGTGGCGCGAAGTTCGCCAGTTCCGCGAGCGCTTTCTCGCGCTCTGCGGCATTGCTCGAGCCAGACGCCGTCGCTAGCTCCTCAAAATGCGCCTTGGCCTGCGAGTACTGATCCCAGGGCGATAGCGGAGAGAGATCGCCGAACTGCAGCGAGGCGCGGGTTTGGCGCAGCGAGTCGGCGAAACCGAGCATGCGATCGCGCACCTCTTTTAGCGCGGCGCTCTCTCGGTCGTAGGCCGAGATCACGGCCTGGCGCTGCCCGTCGATGCGGCGCGCGATCTCCTCGTCTGCGGCGCGCCAGGCGTCGACGGTTTGCCGGGCGGCCTCGGCCTGCGTCTGCGCCGCTTGGCGCGCGGCCTCGGCCTGCGTCTGCGCCGCCGCAACCTGCGCCTCCGCGACCTGCGCGAACGCGGGTGCGAGCGCCATCAACTTGGCGAATGTCTGTTGACCGGCGGACGTGGTGAGATCGAGCGATTCAACCAAGGACCGGAACGCGTCCTTGCTCGGCGGGAGCGCGATATGCAACGCGTCGAACTGATCCGTGAGTGCTTTCAAGTCGAGCGCCTGACGCTCGGCGTCGGAAAAGTACGCCTGATAGTAGCTCTGCACGCTCGCCGTCATCGCCTGGATCCCGCCCATCGCGGTGACCAGGTTGTCGCGCATCTGAGCCGACGCGAGCCCCGCGGAGCCGAAGGCCGTGGCGAGGTCCTTGCCTAACAGATTGGCGAGCCGATCGGTGAGCGCGAACTCATCGGTCATGCGCACCGCCGTGTCGGCCAGGTTCTCGCCTTCCTTCTTCAGCGCGGCCAGTTCCGGCACCAGTCGCGTGCCCATGCTGGTCGCGATGTCGATGACCAATTGTTTTTGCTGCTCGGCGGTGGTCACCTCCTTGTCGACGGCGAAAGACCACCCATCGAGGGCGCGCGGCAACTCTCCGGCCGATGTCACCAGGCGTTCGAACACGCTTGCGGTGCCCTGCACGATCGCCGCAAACGCCGCGGACTGCTGTTCGGTAAGAGCAGTAACGTCGACGCCGCTCTTATCGCTGCGGAACCAGCCACCCTCCTGATGCCAAGGCGTGCCGTAGGCGCCGCTGAATCCGGCGCTGCTGAACGTGCCCTGCAAGCGCGTCGCCTCCGACTGCTTTGGGCCCATGCCGAATGCCGCGTCGACGACGCCGCCAATCACGCCACCCACGAACGTGCCGATCGGTCCCCAGATCGAGCCGATCGCGGCGCCGATCGCTGCGATCGTGGTGCCGTCGAGGCCTACCACTTCACGGTCGCCGGCGATGGCACTGCCGATCGCGATCCCGGCTAAGCCGGCGCCCGCGTAGGATGCACCCGTGCCCAAGGCGGACGCCCCGGGCGCTGCGACTTGGCCGCCGACCACCCCCTCGACGCTCGCGGTGTTGACCAAAGATGGGGCCACGTAAGCATTGCCGGTGGCCAGATTAACTGCGTTGGTGTACATGCCCGCGGCTGTTTCACCGAGCCCGGTAAATCCGCTCGCGATTCCGTTGTACATCGTCTGTCCGGCAGAGAGCCAGCCACCTACTCCGGCGGCATTGCCGACAACACCCCCGCCGGTCGCACCCAGCGCCGAGGTGGCCACGCCCTGTCCGGATACCGCGACCGAGAGGCTGAACAGCCATTTCTTCAGCGTCATCTGATAGAGCAGGTCGTACAGGCCGTTCTTGAGCGTGTCGCGCAGCCGGTCGAATGCGCTCTTGCCGGAATTCAGAATCGACACCCAGGTGTCGTGCGCGGTCTTGTCGATGGACTGCCACATATCGACTTGCGACTTTTCCCACTGCCGCGCGGCATCGCGGCGGGCGAGCGCCTCGGGCAACGCCTGCCTCTGCGCCTCGTAGATCGCGGTGAGCGCCGCCAGCTCCTCGCCCTCGAGACCGATCGATGCCCTCAGGTAGTCGTTCTCGAGCTTGCGCAGCTCGATCGCGGTCTCTTTCTGCAGCTCGGTCTTGCCGTAGAGGTCGGCCTCGAACTCGATCTGTTTCAGGTGCTCGCTCAACGTGGTGTTGAAGTTGGCGAGCGTCTCGTCCTGCTTTTCCTGGTCGGCGATTCGCTGCTTGGCGTACTCGGTGTAGGCCTTGGCGGCGGCCTCCAGTTCTTTTTTATGCAGATCCTGGGCGGCGTTTTCCTTCTCGAGGCCCCCAAGCACGCGGAGCATCACGTCCAGGTGCTCTTTCTGGGCAGCGGTGAGCTTCAGCGTTCCGAGCTGAACGTCGACCAGCACTTTCATGCGAAGCTTGTCAGCCTCTGTAACCTTGGGGGTCTGGGCGAGATCCAGACTCTCCATCGCGAGCTTCTCGCTGATCGCCTTGGTGAGCCGCTGGTAGTCGGAGATCTTGTCCTTGCCCACGCCCGGTCTTTCCGGTGGCGCGATTGGGAGCTCGTTCGGGTACATCCCCTTGGCCAGGGCGAGTTGCGCGGCCTGCTGGACCTCGATCGAATATCCGGCATAGCGTTGTTGCACGTCGAGTACTTTCGCCAGATAATCCTTTTCGGTCGCGAGGCGCTTTTCCGCATCCGCCTTGTGAGCCGCGCGGCGCTCTGCCAGAGCATCGCGATAGGCGCTCATCGATGCGACAATGGCCTTCATTTCTTCGGCCCACGCATCACGGATTGCCTGGCGTTCGTCGGGGCCCTTTGCCATCACCAAAGCGGCGATCTCGCCGACAGTGTTGGTGATGATCCTGATCTTGCCCAGCGTGATCATGACGCTGTCGCCAACGTAGGCGACCGTGCCCGCGACGGCTTCGCCCCACTCCTTGAGCGTGCCGTTGTTCGAGAGATCGGTGGCTTGCTGGTTCGCCTCTTTGAGCGACTTGGCGAACCCCATTACCGCGATGGTCAAAGTCTCGTTGAACACCTCGCCGCGGATGGTCTTGAGGTCCTCGGTGTAGCGCTGCATCGAGCGCATCTGCTTCGCGGCCGTGCCCATCGCTTCTTCGTACACGCCTTCGGCTTTCGCGGTCTCCTCCAGCACCGCGGTCATCCGTGCCTGCATCTTCTGCCGCTCGCTGAGGGCGTCGGTGGTGGTTCGCAACTGGACCGCCAGTCGGTGATAGCTCTGCTCGAAATTCACGTTGATGCCGAGCGTGCGCAGCACGTCGGTCTGGCCGGACTTGATGCCGTAGATCATCCGCTGCAGGGCGTCCGACGAATTGGTCATGCCGATCACGGCCGCATCCTGCGCCGCCCGCGCGAGCTGCGAGGCGTGGGAGAGATCGATCTCCGCCTGGGCGAGCTGGACCACCGTGTTGCGCGACTCCAGCATCGTGATGCCCATCGCGCGCACTTCTGCGGCGTAGCCTGCCATCTGCGTCCGGTTGTAGCCGGCATTGCGGCCGACCACGGCCATGACCACGCCCAGCTCCTCGTGGCGTGCGGCGAGCATCACGGCTTCCTTGGCGTAGCTGGCGATCGCCGAGGCCGCCTGCTTGATGACGTCGTAGCCGGCGAGGCCCTTGACGTACTCCAGCCAGGAGGCGGTGGCGCGGCGCGTCGCGGCAGTGCCGGCGTCCTGCTCCTCGCGCAGCCGCTTGGAGGCCTCGGTGGCCTTGCCAACCTCGGAGGCGGTCTTCGCGGTTTCCTCGCGCAGACCCTTCATCGCGTCGGCGGAGAGGCGAAACTCGCCCACCAGACCCGAGCCGTCCGCCTTTAAGCGTACCGCTACGACGTATTCAGTCATCGCGGAGGTTGCGCATTTCGTCCAGAGCGGCGCGCTCCATCGCTTGCAGGTCGCTCAACATCTCGGAATGCTGCTTGCGCGGGATGCCCCGCATGCGCAGCGCCGACTCCACGGCCGAGTAATTCAGGCCGGTGCGCACGATGCGGCTTGCGAACGCGCCCACCATGCCGGTCACACCCTCGACTGTCGCGACCGCGTACCACTGCGTGGCGACATCCAGGAACAGATCCACCACCTGCGTGTTCTCGGGCCAGACTTCGAAGCGCTCCTCCTCGGGTGGGTCGTCATTGGAGCCCCCATCGCGCGCGAGGCCGAAATGCGCGAGCGCCGCATCGAACTCCTCGTCCGATTCCGGTGCGCGCTGCCGCCAAGTGACCCACCACCGGGCGGCTAGTTCGAGTTTTTTCTCTTGGCCCGATTGCCATTCGCGGCCTCGAAGTAGGCGCCGACGAGCGCAGTGCGCAGATACGGGATTTGGAGCGCCTGCGCCTTCGTCTCGGGGGTGAACTCGACCGGCGCGTCGCCCGACTCGTTCATCATCCGATCCCATCCCACCAGGACGCGAGCGACCACGTCGCCGTTTGCCTGCTGGAGCTCTTCGATCTCGGGCATGGTCAGGATTTCGAAGAAGGCGTCGAACTCGACGGCGAGCACCTTGCCGCCTTCCTGGGGGATATTGACCGTGACCGGCCACTTGACCTTGCGCACGGCTGCGAGCTTGAACATCGTTTTCTCCTCGTTTAACCCCCTCTAAAAAACGCGGACCACGAGGGCCCGCTAGTGGTCCGGAACCGCACCCCACGAGGAGGAGATGGAGCGCGGCGCGCAGCGTTTGTCGTGTTCTTGACTGCGGCGCCCGAGGAACGACCTCGAGCGCCCGGATGCCTCTACAGCGCGGTGATGACGACCTCGTCATTCCCGGCATTCACGCCGCACTTGAGGTCGAACTCGATCAGCGCGATGCCGTTGGCGTTCCTGTAGCGCGGCCGGAAAAGCTGCGCCTTGGGGGCATCGATTTGCACCTTCTTGTTCGCTGCCGACCCGTGCACGATCGCCGCCGCCCCGGTGGTACCAGCGCGGGCGATCGCCCACCAGTCCTTCGCGGCGACGGTATCGGCGCGGATCGCCAGCTGGCCACTGACGTCCTGCCGCGGGATGATGTGCACGGCCTCTTCGTTCGGCCGGTTCTCGTAGTGCACCTGGTTGCCCAGCGACAGGTTGATCGACTCCAGCACCGCGGTGTAACCGAACAGGCTGAAAGTGGTGTTCGCCTTGTTGACCGCCTCGGGGTCCTTCCAGGCGGTGAGCGTCGGCGTGGGGTTGGCGACGTCCGCCACCGCGACGTACATGCTCGTGAACTCGAGGCTGAACGCCGGCAGTTGGCGCGCCTGTTTCTTGAAGGAGAGGTTCGCCCGGCCGCCCAGGTACTGGTGCTTCAGCCCGTCGAGATAGAACTCGTGCGCCATCGACCCGATTGCGGCCGACACCGGGTTGTATGTGACCGGACCCGTCACGGGCGTGATGGTCTCGGAAAACGCGCAGGGTAGGACGTGCCGGCCCCAGGCGGGCGCGACGGCTACGGTGCCCGAGCCCGCCATCTCCAGGTCGTAGGACATGCGCGACCAGCCGCAGGCGACCACCTTGGGGAGCTTGCCGAAGTAGGAGAGAACGACGTCGCGATCGAGCTCCTCGGTCTCCAGCGGCGTGAGATTGAGGTTCTTGAACAGACAGGCGTCGGCGGCGCCGGTCATGGTGGGGTCGACGCCATAGGTCACTTCGGCCTTCGCCAGGCCGACCATCTTCGCGAAGAACTTGGCGGCCATCAGTTGGCTCCTTTCCTAGACCGGCCGGCGCCCTCGGAAAGAGTCTCCGGCGCGGGCGGGGATTCGGGCACCGGGGCGGAGGAGAACCGCGCTTTCGCATCGGCTGCCACCTTCTCGCGCGCCGCGATCTGATCGCTCGTGGCGTGTACGATCGGCCGGCCGTCCTTGTCGCGCGCGGTGTTGCCCTCGGGGTGATCCTGGGTGGACTCCTCGATGCGCACGCGCTTGCCCTCGCGCATCTCGTACCGGCCACCCTGGCCGGCGAATTCGTCGTCTGGTTTCATGTGACCCTCACGTGATAATCGGTGTCGAACTCATCGACCCACCACAGCACCTGGTTCTCCAGGTCGAAATCGAACAGCCGCCCCCCGCCGAAGACGCACGGGGAAAACCCGGCCGCCGGAATCCAGCCCAGGACCTTCGCCCACACCGCCTGGCGTAGCGGCGTGAGATCGTTCAATGCCGCCTCGCCCTTCGCATCGCGCAGGTTCTTGACGGCAAGCATCACGCCAAAGCGCCCGGTCACCCGCTGGTCGATCTCCTCGGTCGCGAACAGGTTGGGGCCGGCAGTGTCCTTCGCCGGCAGCACGAACGCGGCAGGGGAGCGCTTGAGCGCCTCGCGCGCCGCGACGAACTCGCTCGCGCCGCCCACGTCCGCGAGGCCCGAGGTCCCATTGAGCCGCGCGGTGACCACGGAGAGTTCGAGCGGCCCGGTCATGTTCAGCCGAGGTAGTCATCGAGCGTGCCGGCAGTGCCCGCGGTGGGCCGACCCACCGTAAAGACGCGATCGTTCGCCTGGGTCTGTGCGCCGCCCTCGGTGGCCGGTTGCGCGTTCTGGCTGTCCACGCCGATCGTGACCGCGCCGCTCGCGATCGAGCGCAAGAGCTTCACCGCGTTGTCGTAGCGCTTGCTCACCTGCTCGGTCGCGCGTTCGTCGTAGAGGTAGAAGCGCGCGATGTCCGAGGCGAGGCGCACGATCACCTCGGGCACCGAGGCGAGGGGCAGCGTGTAGCGCGCGGCGAGGTAGCCGTTGATCTCGGCGTCGGCGTCGGTAAGGGCCCGGCTTACCACGGTCGCGTTGATCGAGCCGGTGTTCGCGCGGTCGGTGAGCTCGAGGAGCTCCTTCTCGCCGAAGCGGTCGATCAGGTCTTGTTGGGTGGCGTAGGTCATGGGGTTGGGGATCTTCCCGGCGCGACCCCCGCGCCGTTATCTCCGGCGCGGGGGGCAGCACCTGCTCTCGGGCTGGAAGTGTTCCGCTACGAGATGACCGTCTTGAGGAAGTAGCCCAGGTCGTTCGCGGTGATGAGCTCCTTCACCTGCTCGCCCACGCGCACTTTCTGGCCGCCTTTCAAGCCGATGTTCGGATCGGCGATGGTGCCGGCGATGCGCCCGCCGAATTGCGCGGTGACTGCGAAGCTCATGCGGCCACGCTGCTGCGGCTTGGCGAGCTTGTCGCGGTACAGGAGCGCGCAGTGCTTGCCCCAGCAGCGCGCCATCACCGGGGTCTGGCCCTTCTTGGCGGTGTTGATCCAGCCTTCGCCGACCAGCACCTCGTCCAGCTCGAACAAATCCGCCACCATCTGTCGCGTGACGATGCCCGAGGTCGATCCCTGCTTGAACACGGCCGCGGCCATCTTGGTGTGGGTGGAGAGCTTCGTCCACGCCAGGCGCCCGATCGTCATGATGTTCGGGCGCATGATGCAGGCGTCCAGGCCTGTGAGGACATCGGCCACGGGGTCGGAGTCAGCGTGATTCACGTCCCAGCGGTCGTTGCCGGCGAGCGTCACCTTGTTGCCCACCGCGTACTGCGTGTCGTCGAACACCATGTCCGCCACGCGCTTCTCGCGCGCGAGCAGCATTGTGTCAGTGAGCATCAGCGTGGTGTCGGCAAGCGGGTCGTAGTTGGGGATGTTCTTCGCTGCGTCGATATCGTCCTGCGGCACCGGGTCGTCCAGGCCGTGGTCCTCGACCGAGGCGGTGGCTTCGTCCGCGCCGAACTCGACCTGGTTGGGTGCGCTCTTGCGGCCCACCCGGGTATCGGGGATCGTGAACCCGTCGGCCAGGCGGTATTTCCAGTACTTGAACTCCTTCGCGCCCACCGGGTGGCGCGGCGCCACGTCATCGGCGATGAGCCGCTCATTCCGGTAGGCGACGGCGATGGCGGTGTAGTCCGGCCGCGTGGGAAACGGCGCGATGTTGAGCACCGCGGCCGCGGCCAGGCCCGCGGCCGGGTCGGGCACCCAGCCGAGCGCGATCGCCACCAGCAGCGCGAGGAAGATCATGATGCGCAGATCGAGCCGCGCGAGCATCTGGGTGAAGCGGGTCATCGTGGTTCTCCTGTGGGATGAACGGTGAGCGGTGCCGGCTACGCGAACGCCAGGTCGACGATGCGATAGCGCACGCGCACCTTGAGCGGGGAGTCTCCCGTGATGACCTCCCCGACGAGCAGGCTGATCACCAGCGCTGCATTGTCGGCCGGGGTCTTCGCGGCGTCGGCAAGCGGGTAGACGTGGCGGTAGGCGTCCGCAGCCGCGTCCAGGAAGCCGGTGGTTTCGACGACCGCGACCTGCACGCCGGCGCCATTGGTGTAGCTGATGGCCAAATCCTCGCCGGCGGCGATTCCCGCGTAGGCGACGGTGGCGAAATCCAGGAACAACTGCGCATCGACCAGTATGTTGGCCTTGCCCGCGCCCGGTGCAGGCACCAGCGCGATCGGCGTCGCGAACAGCGCCTTCACCTGCGCGGTGGTGATGGTGACGTCGGTCGTGATCACGGCGACGTCGGTCGCCACCACGTTCGACTGCACCTGAACCGGGATGATGTCCCCGGCTACGCCGGACACATCGGCCCGCGCGCCCACGTGCATGGTCTGGCCGGCGGTGAGCGCGGCGGCGATGCCTTTGCCGTTCGCGTCCGCGCGCAGCCAGTCCCCGCGGGTGACGTTGCCGCCCAGCTCCAGGTACGCCAGGCCCTCGCGGATGACGTCGATGCGGGTGCGACCGGCATCGAGGTCCGCCTGGGTGACGCCCACCTGCTCGGACACGCCGACGATGGGCGCGGCGCCGTCGACGGCGAGGGTGACCGTCGCGTCGGCGCTCCACTTGACGAACCGGCAAGGGTTGATGACCGTCGCCGTGCTGTAGTTCTTGGTGAGGAGGGGGTTCACATGGGCTCCTTGTTCGGTGCGATGGGTGGGCGGGGTGCGCTAGCGCGTCGCCGCGGTGACGTGTTGCACGGCCTGCACGATGGAGATCTCGCGCCCGGCCTTCTTCTCGGTCTCCTGGAACGCCAGCGCCGCCTTGGCGATCGCGTTCGCGTCGCCCGTGTCGAGCTGCTCGGCGCCCCCACCGGGGACCAGTTCCTTGAACTCGACCAGCTTGGGTAGCGCGGTGAGGTACTCGCGCAACCAGGCGGCGCCGGGCTTGCTGGTCTTCTTGTCGCCCTCGCCGAACTCGACCACCTGGGCGCCGGCAATCCCCGCCATGAAGGCGACCATGCCCTCCTGGTGCGCGGGCAGGATCTTGCCTTGCTTCACCAGGCCGCCGACGAACTCGGCGATTTCGGTGCGGGCGCGCTTTGCCTCTTCGGCCGCGATGCGCTGCTCGCGCTCGGCGAACTCGGCGGCGCGGGCGGTCTGTTCGGCCGCTGTGCGCGCCTGCGCTTCGGCCTGGGTTCTCAGCTCCGCCTCGCGGGCGGCGATTTGCTCGGGAGTCATCGTTGCTCCTGTGGTGGTTTCGGAGTAGGTCGGTGTCATGCCGGCCGAAGCAGTCGTGTCGGGTGTGCGCGCGCTGTCTTCCAGCGTCTGCACGAGGTAGTCGGGCACTGCCTTGTTCGCCTCATCGAGGCCGAATTTGCCGATGCACCAGTCGCGGAAGGCGCGCCACAGGCCCGCGTTCTGCACACCCGCCCAGTCGCCGAACTCGATCACGCCTTTTTCGTCCTCGGCGAACGAGGGAGAGCGCAAGCCCTTCACCGCCGGCGGCTGCGCGCCGAGGAAGCCGATGTGGCGCAGGTAATACACGCCCGGCACCGGGTTCTGCGGTGCATCGGGCGCGTAGAAGCTCGCGGAGATTTTCTTGAAGCGGCCGGCGTCGACCATCTCGGCAAAGGCGGGATCCACCTGGTGCGGCTCGGCCTCGAGGCCGCCGGCAAACGCGAGCGATCTCACCCAGCCGTAGGCGGGCGCATCGTGCTTCGGATGGCCGACGACGAGCGGGGCCTCGTGCTTGGCCGGATCGTAGGCGCGCGCGGTGGCCTGCAGGTCGGCCTCGCTGAAGGAATACTCCACGCCGCTCGCGGCAATGCGCCGGCCCGGCGTGAAGATCTGCAGGTGTTTGCTCGTGGTTGTGCTCACGCCGCGCATTTCACCCTGCGGCGCGAACTCAGATCAGGGTGACGCATGTCACCCTGATGGGGAACCTACTGTTTTTTAGCTTGCGCGATTGGACGCGCGGCGTCAACCGGGTGGGATGCGGTCAATGGCAGCGGACCTGAGGAAGCTGGCGGGCACCTGCGCCGCGCGCGGGCAGCCTCGCATCGCCGCGATGTCACCAGATGAGGCCTTCTCTAGCGGGGACTACGAGAGAACGCAATCATCCGACGATGCGGGTTCGCTCGAATCCGGCAATGCGCGCCTCGAGCGATGCCAGCCTGCTTGAGTGTGTCCCCGCTATCCAGGTCAACGAAGGAGCGCTTCGCTTTGACTTGCAATACTGGGTCGAAAAACTCAGCCTTGGCAACGATCCGCTCGCCCCCTGGACCCCTCGATAAGTGACGCAAGAACTGGTGAGTGAAGTCCCACACCTGCATGTTTGTAGGTGCACGCACGAGATAGTCCGCTCCGTCTGAGGAAGAAGATACCCTAAATTCAACGTAGGTCATCCTCGCACCCGACCATCGGCCGTAGGCGTACCGAGATACTGGAACCGAGAGGACCGCGCAGAGGATCATCGCCGCATATGCAACCGCTCCCGCGATGCCGTCGAGAGGCGGCAGCAGTCCGAAAAATCCGAGCGGCTCGAAAAGCAGCCACGTCGCCCCAAATGTCGCGATGAATATGCCGACTGCCGCCTTGAGTGGTAGGGACGTTGCAGGAGCGATCGTGATCGGCTTCACATGCACTTTGCTGATGCGCTTCATCCGTCAGCGTGCAGCAGCGGCAGATGCATCATTCCCGACTAACCGCCGCGCTCTATAGTGGTAGACCTTTTTGCCTATTGCGCGCGATCTCGTCGAGGACGGCGTAGATTTCCCTTCGTCGGTACGTCCTCATCGGGACAGTAAGCCGCTGGCCATCCAGTCGCGACACGATACTTCCGCCCCGCTCTGCGGCTCGCTCTTTGAGCATTCGCCCGGCAAGACCGGAAAGGTTCTCGTAGGAGTGCGGGTGCAAGGGCATCGAAGTTGAATCCAACCCCTGCTCAGTGATTGCCTGTTTCACAGTTACAAATTCGTCGGAGTCTCGGAGCGCAGGAACGGCTTGTTTGATCTCGTCGATCACCACGTCATGCTCGCGCAACTTGTCATCGTGATCTCGTAATCGGGGCGCGATTGCCTCTTTCATCGCCGCCAGCAAAGTGTCCTGCGTCACGGTCGGACTTGTTCTTGCCTCCAGTGCTGTGGCAAGCGCACGCTCCTGAAGATCGTATCCCCACGTGATCAGGCGCTCGTAATTGTCGTGAAACCTTTCGATTTCCTTTTGCTCATCCTTCGGTCTGCTCTTGAACTGATGCTCGTACCACTTGCGGTCAAAGATCCGAAGCTGTTCAGCGACCGCGTGCCATCGGTAGACCGCTTTGCCCGTGTACGACATCTCCAATTCCCCGCCGGCAGAGTCCTTCTTGAGCATTGCGACGCGTGAGAGGCCGGTCTTGAACCACGTGTTCATAGCCGCCGGAACCTGGAGAGCTCGCGCCCAGGATTCTGCCGAAGCGTATACGCGGGCATCGCTCAGCAAGTACCGGAGCTTTCCACCACTCGGAGACAATTCCTGCATCGTCTCTACGTTCTTTAAGGCTTTCATTTGCTGTACCCCGTGGGACGTGTCGTGGCAACGCTCGCACACTGGAATCAAGCTGTGCGGGTGCTCCTGGCCGAATTGCTTGGGATATTTAACGTGGTGCACATTGGCGGCGAAGTTGCCACAGTACTGGCAGAAACCGGAAGTGCGAACGAGCGCTAGGTCGCGCAGCTCAGCCCATTCCGGAGATTTTAGGTGACGTTGGTATTCGTCTCGCCGTGCCATCGCCAAATCGACCCATGAAAAGGTCAGGGCAGATCATACCCGCCGCACTGCAATCACGCAGCCTGGAGCCCCCGGATAACAGGAGCGGCTGGGCGTAATTTGCTGGGCGCAAAGCGAAAATAGGTGGCGGGGTCCACTAACGCGCGTTTAATGGAAGCCGTTTAAGACCCCCTAACTCCCCGTGATTGGCCTTGGGATCGAGGTGGCCGGCCACCCTGGGCGCCGAAGCCGCAAACCGACCCGTTTAGACCCCCTTTAAATTCGTCGATCGGACTCCTGGACTGGGGGAAGGGGCGTCCTCGGGCCGAAGTCGCCCCACAGGCCGTTTAAAGCGGCCTGGTGTTGCGGTGCAACAGGCTAACCCTCCCAGGGTACGGCCAGATACCGGCCGAGCCGGGCCATGACGGCGGCTTCGGCCTCGGGCTGGAGCTGGCCGGAGGCGGTCACCGGCAGGTAGGGCCGTGCGGGGATGCGGATGGTGAAGCCCTCGGTGGTGTACCTCACCGACTTGGCGCGCTTGTGGGTGTCCTTGGCGAACACGGCGAGATTCTTCTCCTTGCCCTTCGTGCCCTGGCGCAGCAGGTTGCCCTTGGCGTCGGTGCGCAGGCGCGCGGTCGATGAGTAGGCGCCGCGCTCGATGGTGCCGCCCAACTGCTGAATGCCGGCGTAGGGCGTGGCCACGCCCACGCCCGCCGAGGCGTCGTCGTGGAAGGGCGCGACCGATGCCCGCATCCGGCCCGACTGTTGCAGGATCTTGCCCGGCCAATGGCCGCGCTTCCTGCGCGAGCGGATCGTGGCGGGGGAGAGCGGCGACCAGGCCGGTCGGCCCTGCTGCTCGAAATTCTCCATCGTGACGTCGTAGAGGTCCTCGGCGATGTTCCTCATCAGCGGCGCGAGGTCCCGCGCGCGCTCGAGCATTTTGCCGAGCGCCGCCTCAACGCCGGAGTCCTCGATCTTGATTTCGTACACGGCCGGCCTTATCCTTGCATTGACCCCGGAACGCGGTGAATCATCTCCCTGCCGTGCTTCCACCAGCTCATCGGTGTCAGAGAGCTTTGAGGAGAACGGGGAGTCCTCACCGGGGTTTTCTCCTACAGATCCAGCTCGTCCTTCAGCACCGCGCCGGTGCGCTTGAGCCGCTGCACGTCCTTGGGCGAGGTGATGCGATACGAGGTCACGAACGTTGCCCGGCCGGATGCCGTCGCCTTCACCGAGGCCATGTAGATGTCCTCGCCGCGGCGCACGAACACGAGCGCCAAGTCGCCCTGCTTGACCACGAGCTGCGCCTCGGCAATGACATCGGGCAAGTGCCGATATTGCGCCAGCGCGATCTCCGGATGCGCCGCCTGGTTCTTGGCGAGCGTGTCGCTGGAGAGCTTCACCACCTGCGTCTCGGCGCCGATCCATTGGCGGTACTGCGCATCAAGCACCGCGACCGGCATCTCGCCTTTGAGTGTGCCCGCGACGAACGCGTCGAACGCCGGGCCCCGGATCGCGTCGGCGAGGTACGCGCGCGCGAGACTCATGTCGTAGGCGTCGAGATTCGGCTGCCAGGCGGCGCGCCCCGGGTTGTAGTTCCAGCCCAGGTCGGTGCGGCCTGCGGTGGCCATGCCTGGCCGCTTGAAGATCGCGATCCTCTCGGTGAGACCCGAGGCCGACTCCACCGCCCAGGCCTCACGCAGGTACTGGCCCGACTCGCTCACCGCGATCCCGCGCTCGCGCAGGTTCGCTTCCGACAGCGCGCGCACGGTGCAGCGGCAATTGAAGCCGTTGGGCGGGTAGAAGTGCTGCCAGAACGGATCGTCGTAGCGGAACACCAGGCCGTTCATCGCCGCGTGCGCGGGGCGGGTCTTCGCATCCATCACCGCGACGTACTGCCAGTACGGCCGGTCGGCGACGTTGTCGATCATCTGCCGGTAGCGCCCGGCCATGTAGGCGCTCTGCAGGTTGGTGCGGAAGATCGTCTTCAGCCGCCAGGGGCTGCCGGTCTGCGCGAGGCGCGCCTCGTCCGTGGCCTCGTCGACCTGCACCTGTTTGCCCCACCAGCCCAGCGCCTCGAGGCGCGGCCGCAGGTTGCGGACGAACTCGCGCTCGGTGATGTCGCCGTTCAAGCCGCGCTGCAGCTCGCCGCGGATGTCCTGGAGAATATCCAGGCGCATCGCGCCGGCGACGGTGAAAGCTCGCGCGTGCGCTTCCTGCCACAGATCGTGCCAGTTGCGCGTGATCGCATAGCCCTTCGCCTGGAAGTACTCGACCGCGCGCGCCGGCGGCAGGCCGATCGCGACAGAAAGGTTAACCGGCGCCGGCGTCGGCATTGATGCGGCCCCACAGGTCGGCGACAAAGAGCGCCCGGGCGAGCAGCTCCTCGAGCTGGGCCGCGTCCATCTTCGGGTAGGTGTCGGCGAGCTTTTCCATCAGGTCGACGTAGGACGCGCCGCTCTTGACCAACTCCAGCACTGGGGTCAGCAACGGTTCAAGTTGTTGTTGACCACCAGGTGGGAGCGCGCCGAGCGCGCGATCGAGCGCGGCCTGGCCGGGGAAGGCCGCCGCGTCGACTTCGGCGAACTGCGCCGGCGCTCCATCTGCCGCTGGCGCGGCGCCGGCGGCAGGCGA